AGTTATGGTTACGAAATGACTAGATTTGCTATGAGAGAAAAAAAACGACTAAGCAAGGATAAGTTTAATGGACATATTTGAAGATACTTGCGACCATGACTCAGTTGAAAACCTAGAGTTAGAAAGGTTTAAAGTAAAAATTAGAGAAATCTGGAATAGGTTACTTGAAGAATGTTATGCAAAATATCCTACAGAAGGTATGGACTTAGAACATTTTAAAGAACATAATGCTTTACATTTTGCAGATGAGCCACAGCCAGAAGATGAAATAGACAATCTAATGAGTATGTTAGATGAGTTAATGAACCCTATGGAAGAGTTAGATTCAGTTACATCTGGTGGCAAAGCACCTACATATGGAAGTACAACATTAAAAGCTAATAAAGAACAAGGCAAAAAAGAAGCAGGAACATATGAATTTAAACACACAACTACAAAAACTCCGAGCGACTCTCGTTTTGGAAGTAAAGGTGGCTCGTATGCGGGTACGCCATCTGGTAGCATCCGTAAAAACAAAGATGCAAGGGTTATTAGAAGTTTTACGCCAATGGCTCAAAGCATTAAAGATGAATTAATAGCATTAGCTGAACGACAAGCCATCGGTAAACGCAGACAATTGTTCAGATAATGGCTAAGAAAACTCGTATTGACCGCAGAGGAAAGATTAGAAGTGTTGTTAGGAAATTTCCTTCAGGTAATAAACCTCATTGGTCAATTACTAAAAGAGAAGCAGTAAATCGTAGAAGAAGAATTATAGATGAAGTATGGGTAACTGATGGTATTACTTTATCAGATGTTATATTAATTACATATAATAGAAATTTTGCAGATACAGTTACAACTTCTGATACTGTATCGCTTAACGATGCAAAAGTTTTAATTTCTAGTACGACTGTTGCAGATACAGATGGTGTATCTAAACACGCACAGCCAAGTAGTACAGATTCTATATCTATGTCTGATAGTGTTGGACTAGATATGCAAAGTTTAAACACGCAGTTTAATAACTTTAGTTTTAATTTCTGTTTGTTTAATGGTATTGGATATGACCAAGAGTTTTATACAGACTCAGTAACAATGTCCGATTCAGTTTCCTTACACGCAAGTAAATCAGTAGGTGATTCTGTTAGTGTTGGTGACAGCATTGGGTTCTCATTCCAAATTGGAAGTGTGTTTAACTCTAGTGCTATGAACTTATCTCAATTTAATAGTTAAAGGAGTAAAGATGTTAAACGAAAACTTTAAAGTTACTGGACAAGTAACTATCCAGAAGAACGGAGAAGTTGTTAGAGATATACCTAACACTATCGTAACTGCTGGAAAAAATAATAAAGCTGCATTAATAACAGATGCAGGTGCAAAAATGACACATATGGCTGTCGGTACTGGAACAACAGCAGTAGCAGCAGGTGATACTGCATTAGAAACAGAAATAGATAGAAATGCTTTGTCTGTATCTGGTGGCACACCCTCTACAAATACTGTAGTACATACAGCAGTATGGAATGCAGGTGATGGTACTGGTTCATTAACAGAAGCAGGATTATTTTCAGCCTCATCTAGTGGTACTATGATGGCTAGAACAGTATTTAGTGCAGTTAATAAAGGTGCAAGTGATGTTTTAACAATCACTTGGACTGTTACAATTTCTTAAGGGGGTTAAAAAATGCCTGTAATTTATTCAAATAATGCCTCGACAACGCTAAGTTCAGGCATTAATAACTCAACAACTACAGTACCTATTGCTAGTGCTAGTGGTTTTCCGAGCATAGGTAGTGGTGAATATTACTTTGCTACAATTGCAAATACTAATAACACTAAAATTGAAGTAGTTAAAGTAACAGCAGGAACTACATCACTTACAGTAACTAGGGCACAAGATGGAACATCAGCACAAGCCTTTGATAGTGGTGATAACTTCCAATTGCGTGTTACATCAGCTACTTTAGAAGCAGCTACTAAAACAGATGTTAATATTACAGCAGGTGCGATTGCAGGTGCAGCAATTAGCAATGATGCTATTGATAGTCAACACTATGTTGATGGTTCTATTGATACAGCACACATTGCAGATTTACAAGTTACTACTGCTAAGATAGCAGCAGATGCAATTACTGGTGCTAAGATAGCTGATGATGCTATTGATTCTGAGCATTATGTAGATGGAAGCATTGATACTGCTCACTTAGCATCTGTTGCTGTTACTGGTGCAAAAATAGCAAACGATACTATTAACTCAGAACATTATGCAGATGCAAGTATTGATGCAGCACATTTATCTAATGATTGTATAGATTCAGGAAATAAGATAGCTGATGATGTTATTAATTCTGAGCATATAGCAGCAGGAGCAATTGACCTTGAACATATGTCTAGTCAATCTGTAGATGAAGATAACCTTTACATATCTAACGCAGGTAGTAACGGACAATTTCTTAGTAAACAATCTGGCAATAATGGTGGCTTAACTTGGGCAGACGCAGGAGGAGCAATACCTTCTGGTACTGTAATGGCATTTTTTCAAAGTGGCGCACCTACGGGATGGACTAAAGTAACATCACAAAATGATAAAATGTTAAGAGTTGTGTCTGGAACTGGTGGAGGCACAGGTGGTAGTGCTGCTGTTTCATCTCCTGCACATAACTTATCAGCAGGTTCACACACATTAAGTACAAGTGAAATGCCTTCACATAATCACGGTACAGTTGCTACAGGTGGTAGTACTTCTGGTGACAGATTTGTTCACAATAATACAAATGGTCATAGTACAATTAATAGTGTAAGTACTGGAGGTATGTCAAATGCAGGTGGAGGTGGTGGACACTCTCACAATATGTCTGGTTCAATTACTACACCACAGTACATTGATGTAATACTTTGTAGTTACGATTAATAGGAGATATAATGGCAACGCTTACAATAATTAAAGATGATAAATTTGTAGATAGGGATGGTGCTAGTGTTACATTAGATGCTGTAGTTTTACCTGCAAATGTACACGCAATACAATGGAATGGTTCTTCTGGATGGGTTGAATATAATGATGGAACACACAACACATCATTGTCTAATATTGATGATTATAAAACAATAACAGATGATTATGCTACTAAAAAAGCTGAAGTAGATGCTGCCGAAGCTGCTGCAACTAAAGCTGCTAATGATGCTGCAACTAAAGCTGCTAATGATAGAGCAGCGTTTGAAGCTACTTATGGTTTTAAAAGGGGCAGAGAATATGCTACTATTGAGGACCAATTAGACCAGTTATATAAAGATATGTTAGCAGGTAAATTAGACACTACGGGAACTTGGGCAACTGGTGTCAAAGCAGTTAAAGATAAATATCCTAAATAATTTATAGATAAAAATATGCCTAAAGGCAAAGATTTAGAAGTAGAGTTTACTTGTCCTCTTGGAAGTGAATGTGAAGAGATACGAGATAATAAAATCTACAGATGTATGTGGTATACAAAAGTTGTTGGTATGGATGCTAATACTGGAGAAACAGTTGATGATTGGTCTTGTGCTATAACTTGGATGCCTACATTACAAATAGAAATGTCATCTACTAATCGAGGACAAACTGCTGCTTTAGAAAGTTTTAGAAATGAAACAGTAAAAGGACAAGCAGAATTTAATAGATTAGTTAGTGCAAAAACAGGAATATCTCTTGAAAATAGATAGTAGTGGTATTTTAATTTCTAGTACAAAAGTTCCAGATAATTTTTGTAATGAATTAATTGATTTTTTTGAATCTACACAAAAACAAAATCCAAGTACAATTTCTTTAAATGAGCAAGTACATAATGGAGCAAACAATAGAAAAGATAAATCATTGTTTTTAGATGAAACAAATGTTAATTTAGCTGCTCGTGTAAACGAATATTTGAATGTTGCAATAAAAGAATACGTTGATTTATATAACACTTTATATTTAAAAAACGGTGCAATAAAAAGCGTCAAACAAAAATTACAAAAAACAGAAATAGGCGGTGGTTATCATAATTGGCATTGTGAAGATACAGATTTACCATCTTGTAATAGAATTGCTGTTTGGACAATATATTTAAACGATGTAGAAAAAGGTGGAGAAACAGAATTTTTATATCACGCACACAGAGAAAAAGCAGAAAAAGGAAAGA